ACCCGGTATTTTTGGCGATTGCCGGAATTGCGGCGGCGGGTGCGGCGTTCAAATGGTGGTACGATTATAACGCCGGGTTAGTTGAGGCAACGAGATTGACGCAACAATTTACCGGGAAAAGTGGCGATGATTTGAAAGCGTTTAGAAATGAGGTGCAAGCCGTCGCCGATTCATTCAACGCAGATTTCCGGGAAACATTGATTGCAACAAACGCATTATCAAAACAATTTGGTATTTCTGCAAATGAGGCATTGCAATTGGTTAAGGATGGGTTTTTAGCCGGAGGCGATGCGAACGGGGAATTTTTAGACACGTTGAAAGAATACCCGGCATATTTCAAAGAGGCGGGAATATCAGCAGACCAATTTGTTGCAATTGTTACCCAAACAAACAAAATGGGTATCTTTTCAGACAAAGGCGTTGATGCAATTAAGGAGGCAAATTTACGTTTGCGTGAAATGACGACGGCGACGGCGGCGGCTTTGGATGGTATTGGTATTTCGTCGGAACAAGTTCAAAAAGATTTGCAGACCGGAGCCAAAACGACATTTGATGTTATACAAGACGTTTCCGCAAAATTGGCAGAATTGCCGGATAATGCGGCAACGGTCGGGGCTGCAATTGCAGATATATTCGGGGGCCCCGGAGAAGACGCCGGATTGCAGTATTTGCGCACGTTGAAAGATATTTCAACAAACATGGATGAAGTAAAAGGGAAAGCCGGAGTTTTGGCGCAATTGCAGGAGGAACAATTTCAAAGCCAAATTGAGTTGCAAAACGCATTATCCGAGTTGTTTGACGCAACCGGAGGAAATTTTGAAACGTTGACAACGCAGGCAAAAGTTTTTGTTAACCAAGGATTGACGGCGATAATAAAAGGGGTTATTGATGTTGTCAATTACTTGATTGAGTTATACAATGAAAGTGTTTTAATACGTGCAATTTGGAATGGGATTGTTGCCGGATTCAAAACAACATTTGATACGTTGGGAAATTTGTTTGGATTCTTTATTGATATAGTCAAAGCAACCGGAACCGCATTAAAGGGAGCGTTTACGTTGGATTTTGACGACGTAAAAAAAGGATTGGCAGATTATGCAGCAGCGTACGGAAATTTGGTTAAAGCCCAAGTTAAAGACATAACAGAAAATTTCCAAGAGGGTTTGGATGGTATGCAAAAGAAAATAAAACCGTTAACAATCCCGGTTTCTGTTGGAGATACCCCGACGCCACAAACAGACAATAAGCCCGTAACGACACAGGACCCAACCGTAAACCCAAGGGGTAAAAGCGATGCGGAAAAGGCAGCAGAACAACAAGCAAAGCAAATTGAAGCGGCATATAAAAAGAATTTGGAAGCAACCCGAAAATTGCAGGGTGCACAATTGCAGTTGGAAACCGACGAATGGGCAAAGCGTCGCCAACAAACGCAATATCAGTATTCC